GACTGTTGAATTGCCCGAGATTGTTTCTAAGTGTCACGGTCGCATAGTTCACGGCCCAATCGTCAAGAAAGGACCGACGGCCGTTATCAAAGGTCGCATTAAGTACGAGATACTCGTAACTTGTGTCATTTATTCGTACTATCCAATTCGCGCCCGGCATACCATTACCTCAGATTTGCGGGTAGCGACCCGTTTTGGCGTACATAGGTTTGCAAAGCTTTGACAACGGCCTGAGGGTCGGCGCTTGTTACCGTCACATTTATTGTGGTATTTGAACGGTAGCCCGCGTTAATCCCGCCCTCTTTCGCGGCCAGAGTTGCCCCCGTAATTTGTTGCTCGGGATAGGTCGCCGTAATAGCGGTGTTTTTGGCCGTTGGTATCGAGTCAAGTTCTTTAATGTAACCCTGCAACTCAGCGCGCAAAGGGTCACCGGGTGCAAGTGTGCCGGCGACATAAGCGAGCGCGTCGGTAGTGCGAGTTTTCCACTCCTCGGTGCCTGTAGCGGCGCCCTCAAGCCCGCCAAACTCTTTAGCTAATTCAATGACCGTATCGGCCGCGTCTCTGGCGGCGTCGTCTATCTTTTCGGTATCGCCTTTGGCGTCAATGACCGCTTGGTTGTAGTCATCTAAAGCTTGTTGGGTGTCGTCTAATGAGCGTTCAAATTGGCGGTTAGCGTCAATTGAGTCAAGTACGGCCTCGGCTTGTTCTTGTTGCAACTCAATGGTCTGCTCGGTTGTCGTATTGAACTCTGCCAAAGCTTCGGCCGCGAGCTTGTCAATCTCTGTAGCGCCGGCAACACCCTCAGCTTTGATAACGATTTGCTCGGTCAAATCTTCGAGGGCTTTTTTCTTGTCGCCTAGAGCTTTATTCTCGTCAAAAATCTGGCTAATCGCGCGACCGTCTAAAGCGTAACCGTCAAGGCTTGTATCTATTGCCTCTTTGTTAGCGTCAATTTCTGCCTGTAACGCGTCAACTTTCAACTTGCTGGCGTCGGTAAACTTTTTAGACGCGCCGGCAATCTCAAGCACGGCGTCGGCGGCGTCAAAGCCTGAGTCTGACAGTTCTTGGAGTAATGGCTCTAAGTCGCTGACAATGTCTTTAAAAGCTTTTTCGGCGTCGCCAGCGGCGAGCAACTCGGCCACATTGTTGAGGGATTTTTCGGCAGCGTCGACCGCGTCGTTAAACTCTTTTTGATCTTTGGCGGCTTGTTTGGCGCCTGATGTAAAAAGGTCATAGGCGGCCTTGCCGACCGTGAACGCGACACCGACCGCACCGAGTACGCCGAGAGTTGTCCCTAGGGCCGTAGTGATCTTTCCAATTTGACCCTCAGATAAACCGAGCTTGCCACCGAAACCCTCAACGAGGTCGCCGAGGCCCTCGATACTTTCACCGAAAGCGAAAGCGCCACCAATGGCACCCGACGCGGGTCCGCCGATACCCTCGGTTAAATCTTTGAAAGCCGTCGTCGTTACGGGTATACCTTGCTTGCCTGCTTTTTGTGCTTTGTCGTCTACGCGTTCAAGCTTGTCGGCGACCTCTTGTAAAGCTTTGGCGGTCGCTGAGGTGTCTACCGAGACGGTTGAGCCGTCAATTTTTTCAATGGCGTCGTCGGACTCAATGGCCGCGCCCTCAAGCGTCGACAAGTTTTTGACCGCGTCGCTCGTGGATACATTGAGGTTAATTTTCGGGTCTGTAGCCATGACTCAACTTTTCATAATTTCTTTGACGATGTACTTTTGCCAAGCGTCACCGACTACCTCGTTTTGTATTTCCCTAACCAATTTAAAAGCATACTTAATCGCGCCTCTTGGGGGCATGCCTTTAACAAAGATCGGGCCCTTGACGGGGTGAGCGTAGCCGGGTGCTTTCAAAGCCTTTTTACCGTTCACGGTTTGGTAGGCGCGGTCTGATCTTTTTTCTATTTTTCTTTGACGCTTTCTTTGTGCTTCAAGTTGACCAAAGGCAGAGAGCTGAGCTTTACCGCCTGTCTTTCGCCCTGACCCGTAACCCTTGGGCATGCCGATGAGGTGGTCATAAGTTCCCCATTCACCGATCGCCCAAAGTTCGCCCGGCTTGAGAAAGATATAAAGATTGAACCCGCCACCCGTCGCGGTGGGTTTCTCGTATTCGATCTCATCAAATGCGCGGACCTTGACGGCCTTGTTTGAAAACGGTTTGAGGTCGGCACCAAAGACGGCGATACCCGCTTTGATTGCCTCGGCTTTAAGAACTCGAGCGATCGGCACCGCGAAAGCGGTAGCCGCGCTCTTGTCCTCAAACTTGGCGCCCTTGATTATGTTGCCGATCTTGACCTTGAGCGGGGGCGTGGTCCAACCGCCGCGAACGGCGGTCACGGCTATGCCAGAGTCGGAACGCCAGAGACGGGCAGAGTCAACGAGAACTCGAGCACACCGTCGGCGGCGCCGCCAGCGTCGGGGAACATTGGCACACAGTTGCCCGTGAGGGTCTTGGTGCCGACGGTCATTTCAAAACCGATGTTTGTACCGGTCAACGCGGCCGCCCAAAGTGCCTCGGAGAATGAGCCCAACTTGCCCCAATCTTGGTAGGCGGTAATGGTGAGCTCATACGAGGCGGGGAGCTGAGCACTAACGGGGCCCGACAAGGTTTGCACCGTGACCGAGTTGTTATTAGCGGTGAGTACGGCCGAGTTAACTTGCTCGTCGTAAATATCGCCGTCAATCTCAATCGTGACTTGTTTGCCTGTAAAGATTTCTGTTGCCATGAGTTGTATCTTTCTGTGTGGTTATCTAATGACCGTCAGCTCAACGCTTATACGGTACGCGGGTATTTGGGCGTCGCCATACTCGAATATTTGCGGGGCGCCCGTAGTACCGAGTACACCCGGTAACGCGGCGATTATGTCGCAATCGTCGAGCATGGCTTTGACGGCCTCATAGTTGCCCGGGGGCGGGGCAAGTACAAGACACGGGATAGTCACCGAAACGGTTTTAGCGTTGGGGACTGTAAAGCTTGGAGCGTCTAATAAGACACATGGCGGGGTCACATTGCGGGGGTCCTGTACGACGGTTAAACCCGCGTCGGTCAGCTGGTCGGCTAACAAGTCCCAACAATCGTTTAACGCGCCCATTATGCAAAACTCGGTCGCTCTACGCCGAGCAATTGCTTGACTCGGCCCATCGTGCCAATCGGCGGGCTAATCGGTAGCTCGTTAAAACTTGAATAGGAGTCCACAGAACCGCGCTCGCGGTATAGCGAACCCGCATATAAAACGACTGCCTCAAGTACCTTTTTGTTTGGTACGACCGTCGGAATATCTAGGTGATAGTTGGCGGCCTGACGGCGCGCCCAACAAAACTCATTGGCCGCGTTGGTGCAGTAGTCAAGCCAATCGGCGTCGCCAGCGACTCCGAGAAACACGGTCACATCGTCGGTGTCTGCCCATTCAACATTGACAGAGGCTTGGCCGTGTAAATCGGTGGTCGGGTGGTTCTGGTTGCCTTGCACGTACTCAACGGTTTTAGCCGTCGCGTCTACATCTGTTAAATCGTGGGTCCCGTCAATGCACCCGGTGAGGGCGTCGCGTTCAGCTCAACCCCGCTTGAAGTTGATGACATCGTTTTGACCAAGGTTTTGTACGGCGGTTTTATTTCCGAGTCCGAGCAAGCCATTGATTGGGCCGATGTTGACTTGGTCAACCTCTACATTGAACAACTCGCCAAGGCTTACGCCCGTCAGACCGAAAGCGTCGTTTGTGGCGTTCTTGAGGCTGGCGTCGGTTCAAGCGAAACCGTCGCAGATTGGACTAGCGCCGCTGACGTCATTAGCGCCATTTACACCGCCGCTACCGACATTCTCGCTAATACAGGCGATATGCCGACTCACCTCTTTGCAAGCCCTGACCGTTTTAAGGACTTGGCAATTCTTGAGTCAACCTCTGGCGATTTCCTTTTCCCGTCATTGAACCCCGCCTCGGCGTTTGGTTCGTTGTCGGCTGGTTCACGCGAGGGCACACCCGCGGGCCTCAAGCTCGTCGTTTCTAACGAGTTCTCAGCCAACACTCTCGTCGTCGGTACCGCCAACGGTGTAGAAGTGTTTGAACAAACCAAGGGCTCAATTAGTGTCGCTAAGCCCTCAACAGCTCAAGTCGAGATTGCGTGGCGTGGCTATATGGTTTCGCACGTCATTGACAGCAACAAGCTCGTTGCAATCACCGACGCGCCCTGATAGACGGACTAAGGACAAGGTAAGGGTATGGCACTTGAAAAGCGCGTAACAAACGGCGTCGCCGTCGCGGGAGTGCATACCCTGACCCTTGCCGATGTAGACGGCCTCTATGTTGGGTATAGCGTGACCTTTGCGGGTTGCGGTGTATTTGACGGTACTCACGATTTAACCGATGTAGACGCGACCGCTAAAACGGTTGAGTATGTACAAGGCAACCAGAACCACCCGACAACCGCTTTACACGGTCAAGCCTCTGTAAATGTTGAATGGGCCGACTCTGACGATGTAACCGTTTTTCTCGGAGTTGCTGGCGACGCCGATTGGCTTGACTATTGCACCGACGCGGCAAACGAGTTTTGTTGGGCCCGCCGTCAGGCCGCTAACTATCACCTAGACATTCCGACCGTAGTACCAAACAAAAAGGTACTCGAGGCCGTCGTGCTCTATGCCGGCTCGCTCTATCGTGAGAGAGGGTCTGTCGATTCCTATTCAAGTTTTAATGAGCTACCGATTAGCCCGCCGATCGGAACGATGGGCCGAGTCAAGCAACTACTTGGCGTAGAGCGACCGAGTTTTGCATAATGGGCGCTTTGAATGATTGTTGGGATTTGTTGGCCGACCAGCTGACCGACGCGGGTTTAACCGTAGTTCAAGACCCCCGCAATGTCACCCCGCCTTGTGTCTTGTTAGACGCTCCAAGCTTTACGGTCCCAAACGCTAAAACCGTTTCGGTGACCATTCCATGCCTCGTACTCGCCCCGCCCCCGGGCAACTATGAGGCCGTCAAAGCCATGCTTGACGATTGCGACATAATCGCCGCGTTACCGGGTGTACTCGGTACCACAGGCGCCCCGCAAATCTTTGAGTATGGCGACGCCCAAATCCCCGCGTACCGTATCAGCGTCGAGTTGACGGTCATTAGATAACCACACAGAAAGAAACAGATCATGGCAACACAAATCTTTACAGGCAAGTCAGTAACTATTGAGATTGACGGCGATGTATACGACGAGCAAGTTAACTCGGCCGTACTCACCGCTAACAACAACTCGGTCACGGTGCAAACCTTGTCGGGCCCCGTTAGTGCTCAGCTCCCCGCCTCGTATGAGCTCACGATTACCGCCTACCAAGATTGGGGCAAGTTGGGGTCATTCTCCGAGGCACTTTGGGCGGCCGCATTGACCGGTACCAATATCGCTTTTGAAATGACTGTTGGCACCAAGACCCTTACGGGCGATTGCGTGCCAATGTTCCCCGACGCTGGCGGCGCCGCTGACGGTGTACTTGAGTTCTCGTTGACTCTGCCCGTCTCTGGCGTTCCGACTCTGGCTTAATCGTGACCGCCGTTCGCGGCGGTTGGACCACGCCCCCGCTACAGGTCAAAATCGGCAACATTATTAAGGGCGCAAAGTTTGAGGATAAGAGCGCGGCTACCGCTTTCGCGGTGCCGATTGCTCGAGTCCTTAAAGCCGAGGCAATCAAAGCGGGTATAGCCGTGTTTGGTGCCGACCTCAAACCGTTTTCTAATAAGGCCGTCAAAGTACGCGCCTACGATGAAATCGAATATGAGAAACCGACCGCGACAGGTGGCGGGTTCAACCTATATATCTTTCTTAAGCCGGGCGAGCTTTGGGCTATTGGTCAATGGGGCACTTATGACCACCTCATTGGTATGCCCAAGGGTTACGGGTCAGGCCGTAAGACAGGCGGCAAGGCTCAGCTCTCCGCGTTTGGTCAACTTGAAGCTCAAAGAAAGCGTCAAAGAAAAATAGAGAAAAGGTCAGACCGCGCCTACCAAACGGTTAACGGCAAAAAGGCTTTGAAAGCACCCGGCTACGCCCACCCCGTCAAGGGCCCTATCTTTGTTAAAGGTATGCCACCGCGCGGGGCAATCAAGTACGCTTTTAAATTGGTTAGAGAAATACAGACCGAGGTTGTCGGTGACGCTTGGCAAAAGTACATCGTCAAAGAAATAATGAAAAGCTGACTCATGGCCACAGACCCGAAAATTAACCTCAACGTCACTACGAGCGACGCCGTCAAAAATCTGTCTACGCTTGAGGGCGCGGCCATTGAGTCCGATACTGCCATTGAGAAAATAGACGGCTCTACCGTCTCGGTAGATACCTCAGCGACAACGAGAGCTTTGCAAGAGGTAGCCGACAAGCTTGAGCGCGTAGACGACAAAGCACAGAAAGCGGGCAAGCAAGGTATACCCGTTACGACGACCGCTTTTAAAGATTTAACCGAGGGTATCGGTGGACCCGCTACGGGTGCCATTGGTGGCGCTTTCGCTTTCGGCGAAAGTATTGAGGGCCTCGGTGACCTTGTTGAGGGTTTCGGTGGCAAACTCGGTTTATCTGAGGGGCAAATTGGAAAAATTACTACGGCCCTCGGGACAACTCTTGGAGTGCTCGGCGCGGTTGGTGTCGCGTTCACCGTCGGCAAGGCCGCGTATGACCTTTTCAGCTCTGGCGCCCGCAAAGCCGAAGAGGACCAAAAAAACTTTAATACCGCCGTTGACGCCGCTGAAAAATCATTGCGCGGTGTAGCTGAGGCATTGAAAGAGGGAGACAAAGCGCGAGCGTTTCGCGATGTAGCCAAAGACTTAGAGCCAATTTTGCAAGACATGGCGACGGCGGGACTTAATGCGAGTGACGCCATTCTTGAGATTACGGGCGCAGGTAAGCCTTTTAGTGACGCGTCACGCAAACGGCAAGACGAAATCAACCGAGAAATCACCGCCCTCGAGGAGTTGAGACTTAAGGACTCAGCCCAAGCCGGCGAGATTAACAACAAGATTACTTTGTTGAAAGATGAGCGGACCAAGCTCCAAGATGTAACTACGGAAATTGACGCTCGCCGGCTAGGTGTTGAGGGCGCGACGGCTATTGACAAGCTCGCGTATGAGGCACTCGGTACCTTGAATACAACGGTGCAAGACAATACCGAGTATTACGAAAAGAACACTCAAAAATTAGAGGAAAACCGCCTCAAGCAGTTAGAGATGATTGGTACTAACCGTGACCTCGAGTTGCAGTTCTTAGACACCAAAGACGCCATTGAGGGTTACGACGAAAAGATTTTGACCGCCAAAGGTGATACCGACGAAATGCGCCGTATCACATTAGAGACAGCCGGCCAAGTAACTGAGATGGCGAAAGCGTACGGTCTGCTCGCAGGGCCCGAGGGCTCTATTGAAAATGTCAAGGCGACGCGTGAAGCTCTCACTTTTTTGTCGGCAGATTTGGCGCCCGGCTCAGCTCTCCGAGCAAACATTCTCGGGACTATCGCAGAGCTCGCAAAAATTGGTGTCGGCTATGTATCGGGCGGGCCGATGACGGGCGCGGCGCTTGCCGCGAAAGAGGGCGGGATTAATGCGGGCTACCGTTCAAATACGACAATAAATGTGACGGTCACTAGCGCGGACCCTCAAGCGGTTGTCAAAGCTTTGCAAACTTATGTCCGACAAAACGGGTCGCTACCCGCAAACCTGAGGTAATGGTATGCCGGGCGCGAATTGGATAATACGAATTAACGACTCAAGCTTTGAGTATTTGGCTTTAAGCGCGACCTTTGATAACGGCCGTCGGTCCTTTCTTGACGATTGGTCGGTCAACTATGCGACCGTGACACTCCGAAACAACCTCGGGCAATTCAATAGTTTGGTACGCGGTAACGAGGTCGCTTTTTATAACGGCTTTACGGGCGCGCGGTTCCCGTTTTGGCTTGACCAAATAACTTTCAATGATGAGATTGACGACGACGCGAGTACCGTTACGCTTGTTTGTTCTGACGTCATGGGCCGTCTCGGTAAAACATTGGCGGCGCCGTACAACCTCGCTTTTGGTGCCGCTTTCGACATGGAATATTTGAGGCAATGTTTTGACCTCGCAGTTGCCGACGGCACTTATAAAGCTCCGCCAACTTTTACACTCCCGACGGGCTCGCTAACTCAGCACCAACAGTACAGCTTGCCAGACGATGTCAAATATCCGCTATCAGAAATCGTTAATGTGGTGCTTAAAAATATCCAAGGCGGGTTTTATGTGTACCAACTCGCGTACCCCAATTGGGCCTTTGTTCCCGTAACCCCTGACATGATTTTACGCAATGTGCCCGCCTACACATTTGGCGAGGCGGCGACCTCAAGCAAAATCGTGTGGGACCAATGCGCCCGCGACAACTACGGCGACCTAACCGCCAACTCGGTGACGCTCGAATACTTCAATACTGCCTTTGCTAACGCTGGCCCTTACAGAAACACGACAAGCATTAACTCGGTCGGCGTGCAGTCAATGACCTTTGACAGTTACAATAACACTTACAACTCTGGCAACCCTTTTAGCCCGGGCGCTGGCGGTCCTAACCCGGGGCCCGAAAAAGCCCTAGGCGATTGGTACGCGACCGTACTCGCTGACCCCAACTTGCAGACATTCCGAGTGCGTTTTTCAAGCTTTGCCCAAAACGCTACGGCTATGGGGTTATTTGAGGCGAGCCTTGAACGGTTGTCTACCTCAATGAACACTTTGACATACAAGAAACCCGGTACAGGTCTAGTAACCGAGCGCGTCAGGGTTGAGGGTTTTACCGTCAGCATTGAGCCCGAGGTAACTTACTACGATGTTTATATGTCACCAATTGCCATTTATTCTCAATTGGTACTCAACCAGACTGAACAAGGCAAACTCGACACTTACCGTCTCGGGTTTTAAGGAAAGGGTAGAATCATCGCTACACAATGGTCAGCAGGACTTTCTAGCGGGCAAGTGCTCCTAGCGTCAAAACTTAACGAAATTGGGGCGCCGTCTGTATTTTTTACGCCAACATGGACTTCAACAGGAACTCAACCCAATATCGGCAATGGTTCAATTCAGGGCGCGTATTTCCAATTTTACAAGTTTATTGTAGGTGAAATTCAAATAGTGATTGGATCTACAACCACATTCGGTACAGGCAACTATTTAGTCAGTTTGCCATTACCAGCCAATTCGACTTGGTGCTCAGGTTTCGGCATGATTTTAGACGCTTCGGCTGGATACATCAGTTATTCGGGTGTAGCACTTGGAACAGGTAACAATATTGAATTTCGTTTTGGTAATGCTTCAGGTATTTGGTCACCAACTGTCCCAATAACTTTGGCAAACGCTGACCAAGTACGTATTCGTTTCTTTTATGAAAGGACATAATGAACTACAACCTAACTTCCACACTTGACCCCGACGAAGTACCAGCCGAATGGTGGCACGAGCGTATGCGAAACCATCGTGACCGCCTACTTAAAGAGTCTGACTGGACACAAGTCGCCGACGCACCCGTAGACCGTGAAGCATGGGCGACCTATCGTCAAGCCCTACGAGACTTCCCAGCGACATGGACCGCAGGCCCCGAAGCCGACTTCCCTGATACACCATGAAAGCTCTAGCACTCGTAGCGATTGTCGCGGCCGCTTTAGTCTTTTGGGCAAGCGGGTGTACTGACCGCACCCGGTACAACTGTGAGCAACTACCAACCGCGCCAAGGTGCGACACGGGAAACGGGGCGACTACACCATGAAAAGGTACACAAACTCGGAGATTAAAGCCCGCCTCGTTTTGGTGGTCGGTGTCGCTTTATCGCTGACATTCATTTTCTCAATCGTTGCAATTATCTACGGCGTTACTTTCGTCG